GCATCGATGACATTTTGACCATCGATTTTTACGATTTCACTGAATCTTGGGACTATTTTTCCGAGCTTTCCTCTTGCCATATCATCATTATACCAGAGATTTTCTGAGGTTACTATGAATATAAATCCAGTAAAATACCTATTTCATTCCCGCGACAAACCGAAGGATTCCCTCAATGGCAGCCGCTACAGTTTCTTCTTCGGCGGCACGTCCAGCGGAAAGCCGGTGAACGAAACGACCGCCATGCAGATGACGGCGGTGTACTCTTGCGTGAGGATCCTGTCCGAAACCGTTGCAGGGCTGCCGCTGAACGTCTATCGGTACAACGACAGCGGCGGGAAAGAGAAAGCGTTCAAGCACCCGCTTTACCGGCTGCTGCACGACGAACCAAACCCCGAGATGACAAGCTTTGCGTTTCGGGAAACACTCATGAGCCACCTGCTCTTGTGGGGCAATGCCTACGCACAGATCATCCGTAACGCCAGAGGCGAGGTGATCGCGCTATATCCGCTCATGCCGAACAAAATGACAGTCGACCGTGATCAAAGCGGCCGACTTTTTTATTCGTATCAGCGGAGTGCGGAAGATCCGTCATCGCTCGGGAAATCGACGCAGGTGACGCTGTCGCCTTCGGACGTACTGCATATCCCCGGACTTGGCTTCGACGGTCTGATCGGTTACAGCCCAATCGCCATGGCGAAGAACGCGATCGGACTTGCGATCGCGACGGAGGAGTACGGCGCGAAGTTTTTCGCCAACGGCGCGGCTCCGTCCGGGGTACTGGAACACCCCGGGACGATTAAGGATCCGCAGCGGGTCAAGGAAAGCTGGAACGCAGTATATCAGGGCAGCGGTAACGCACACAAGATCGCGGTTCTCGAAGAGGGCATGAAGTATACGGCGATCGGAATCGCACCGGAGCAGGCGCAGTTTCTGGAGACACGCAAATTCCAGATCAACGAGATCGCGCGCATCTTCCGCGTGCCGCCGCACATGCTGGCGGACTTGGAGAAGTCCTCGTTCAGCAATATCGAGCAACAGTCGCTGGAGTTTGTGAAATACACCCTCGATCCCTGGGTTGTGCGTTGGGAGCAGAGTATGTGCCGGGTACTGTTCAGCGAGAGCGAAAAGCCGGAATACTTTATACGGTTTAATGTCGATGGACTTCTCCGCGGCGATTACGCATCGCGCATGAGCGGATATGCCACCGCGCGCCAAAATGGCTGGATGAGCGCAAACGACATCCGCGAACTGGAAAACCTCGATCGCATCGCACCTGAGCTCGGTGGCGACCTGTATCTGATCAACGGAGCCATGATGCTCCTTGCTGCCCCTCAAAAGAGCGCGGTCGTGGTCGGAGAGGAACCAGCAAAAAACAGCACTGCAGTGAAAAAGCTTCGTAAGAACGATGAGCACAAAACAGACAGACAGGAGGATTCTTCTTGAAACGACAATTCTGGAACTGGGTGCGAAATGAAGATGGTACCCGCATCTTAACCATCGATGGCGTGATCGCCGAAGAGAGCTGGTTTGACGATGACGTTACACCGAAACTATTTCGAGAGCAGCTAAATGCCGGTACGGGCGACATCGTAATTTGGGTCAATAGCCCAGGCGGCGATTGCGTCGCAGCGAGCCAGATCTACAGCATGCTCATGGAATACAAGGGTAATGTGACTGTCAAAATCGACGGCATCGCGGCAAGCGCCGCGTCGGTGATCTCTATGGCCGGCACCGAAGTGCTTATGGCCCCTACGGCTCTCCTGATGGTCCATAACCCTTTAACCGTTGCCATTGGCGATACGGAAGAAATGCAGAAAGCCATTGCCATGCTGGATGAGGTGAAGGAAAGCATCATCAACGCATATGAGCTGAAAACGGGTATGTCCCGCGCGAAGCTTGCGCACCTCATGGACGCGGAAACGTGGATGAACGCGAACAAAGCGATTGAACTAGGGTTCGCTGACGGTATCTTGACGCGCGATACGGGCGTGTTGGACGGCCCCCCGATCAATAGTTACCAATTCAGCCGCCGCGCGGTGACGAACTCGCTCCTGAGCAAGATCCCAAAAACAGAACACAAGCACCCTTCCGAGCCGCTGTATCAGCGGCTCAATCTTTTGAAGAAATAGAGGAGAAAAACACATGAACCAAATTCAGGAACTTCGCGAAAAACGCGCCAAGGCATGGGATGCCACCAAAGCATTTCTTGATACGAAGCGCGGCAACGACGGTCTTCTGTCTGCCGAGGACGTGGCAACATATGACAAGATGGAAGCCGACGTCGTCAATCTCGGTAAAGAGATCGATCGACTGGAGCGTCAGGCTACTCTGGATGCCGAACTGAACAAACCCACCGCCGACCCCCTGACGAACAAACCTACCGCAAACGGGGAAAATACGAAATCCGGCCGCGCGTCCGATGAGTATAAAAAGGCGTTCTGGAACGTCATGCGCGCGAAGAACCCTCGCTACGATGTGGTCAACGCGCTCCAGATCGGCACCGACAGCGAGGGCGGTTATCTTGCGCCTGACGAATTCGATCGTACTCTGGTCGATGCGCTTGAGGAAGAGAACATTTTCCGTACCCTCGCGCGGGTGATTCAGACGTCGAGCGGCGATCGTAAGATCCCTGTCGTGACGACGCACGGCTCCGCGTCCTGGCTGGACGAAGAAGAACTAGTCCCTGAGAGCGATGAAGCGTTCGGCCAGACCTCGATTGGCGCGTTCAAGCTCGGCACGTTCATTAAGGTGTCGGACGAGCTGCTCAACGACTCCGTCTTCGATCTACAGAGCTATATCACGACGGAGTTTGCGCGCCGGATCGGTCATAAGGAAGAGGAAGCCTTCTTTGTCGGAGATGCGGATGGGAAACCGACCGGTATCTTCCATACGACCGGCGGCGCGCAGGTCGGCGTCACCGCGGCTGCATCCGCTGCGATCTCCGTCGATGAAGTGCTCGACCTGTTCTACAGCCTGAAATCGCCGTATCGAAAGAAGGCCGTTTTCGTTATGAACGACGCAACGGTGAAGGCGATTCGCAAGCTCAAGGACGGTCAGGGCCAGTATCTCTGGCAGCCTGCGCTGACGGCGAATACGCCCGACTCGATTCTGAACCGCCCGGTGCATACGTCTGCCTATGTTCCGGCGATCGCGGCGGGCGCGAAGTCTGTCGCGTTCGGTGATTTCGGATACTACTGGATTGCCGACCGTCAGGGCCGTTCTTTCAAGCGCCTGAACGAGCTCTTCGCTACGACCGGTCAGGTCGGCTTCATGGCCACGCAGCGCGTGGATGGCAAGCTGATCCTGCCGGAAGCAATCAAGGTCCTGCAGCAGAAAGCGTAACGGAGGGGCTATATGGAGATCATTGATACCCCGGCGGGTGACGTGACCCGCAACTGTAAGAACTATCTCGCAGACGGCGGGGATCGGCTGGTGATCGGCGGTACTCTGGAGGTGCTGGATACCGCCACCGTCACTGGACTGCAATCGGGCTATGCAAGCGAGCAAACTGCTGGCAGCGTGTATCAGGCGATGAATCAGGCGGAAAGCGCCGCGACGACTATCGCCGACCTGAAGAGCGATTTCAACGCTTTGTTGCAAAAGCTCAAGGATGCCGGGATCATGGCGGCAGACCAGCCGGGTTCAATGTGAGATGACGACGCTGCTAACTAAGGTCAAGGCGAACCTGATTCTAGAACATGATGCCGACGATGAACTCCTCCAGCGTCTGATCGATGCTGCCGTTGCATATGCGGAAAGTTACCAGCACCTGACTGCAGGCACCTACGAAGCGGCGGCTATGCCGCCAACAACCGAGGCGGCGGTGATCATGTTGGCATCTCATTTCTATGAAAGCCGGGACGGCAGCACGGGCGGATTCTTTGCGGACAATGTGCAGGCGGGGCAACAGACTTGGGACACGGTAAACACGCTGCTTCGCCTGGATCGTCTTTGGGTATTTGGCGTATGAGTTTCGGAAGAATGAACACGCATATTTCCATCGCCGAGGAAAAGGTGACGAAGGACGCGGAGGGGTTTGCGATTAAAACGGAAAACGTCCTCACATCCATTTGCGCATATCGCGAGGGGCGGCACGGTTCTCAGAAATGGGTCAACCGTGCCGCCTTTTCAGAGGCGACGGATTTGTTTCGGTTTCGAGTTATCCCGGGCTTAGCCGTAACCACAGCGCATGTGATTCTTTGCGGCGATGATCGCTTTGAAATCACATCCGTCGAGGATGTAAAGGGCCGAGGCATGTATCTTGAGGTGCTGGCAAAGAAGGTGACGGCGGATGGCTAAAGTACAGATCGAAATGCCCCAAAAGTTGCTCTCCCAAATAGAAGATATGGGCAACTCGCTCGATGCGGCGATCCCGAAGGCGCTTGCGGCGGGCGGCAAGGTTGTGCTGGCCAAGATGAAATCGAATCTGCAAGCGGCGATCGGGCGCGGCACGAAGACCAAATCGCGCTCGACAGGCAAGCTTGCCGCATCGCTCGGCGTATCATCGGCGAAGCTGGATCGCGACGGAAATTTGGATGTGAAGGTCGGGTTTTCAGAAGGGCGCGGCGACGTCAGTAATGCTATGCTCGCGAACCTTCTGGAATACGGCAAACATGGTCAGCCGCCGAAACCGTTTCTCAAGCTGACCAAGTCCTCGAGCCGGAAGCCGTGCATTGAGGAGATGCAGCGCGTTTTGAAAGAGGAGTTGAACCTGCCATGAGCATGCTGGAAGAATTGAACACCCTCGTTACGAACGCCGGACTTCCTGTGGAGACCGGCATTTTCTCAGGTACCGCGCCGGACGAGTACGTTGTAATTACACCGATTTCAGATCATTTCGAACTATTCTCAGACGATGCTCCGGGTATGAACATCGAAGAAGTGCGGCTGTCGCTCTTTTCGAAGAACAATTACTGCGCAAGGAAACGGCAGCTCGTTCGGTTACTGCTGTCGGCGGGATTTCTGGTATCCGAACGCCGCTATATCGGGTTGGAAGAGGACACGGGCTATCATCACTTTGCCATTGATGTGGCAAAGGAGTATATGGAGGAAGCATAAATGGCAACCATCGGGTTGGATAAATTGTATTACGCAAAAATTACCGAAGGCGCGAACGGTGATGAAACCTACGCCGCGCCCGTTTCGCTTGCAAAGGCGATGTCTGCAGAATTGAAAATCGATATCAACGAAGCGACGCTATTCGCTGATGACGGCGCTGCCGAGGTGGTCAAGGAGTTCAAGAGCGGTACGCTTACGTTGGGCATAGACAACATCGGCGCTGCGGTCGCGAGTGATCTCACGGGGTCGCAGATTGATGACAACAAAGTGCTGGTGTCACAGAGCGAGAACGGCGGGCAGCCGGTCGCGATCGGTTTTCGCGCGAAGAAGAGCAACGGTAAGTATCGCTACTTCTGGCTGTATCGCGTCGTGTTCGGCATTCCCGCAACGAACCTGCAGACAAAGGGAGACAACATCACGTTCTCGACGCCGTCGATCGAGGGAACAATCATCCGGCGCAACAAGCTGGATGGTCAGGGGAAACATCCGTGGAAAGCGGAGGTCAATGAGGACGATACGAGCGTACCAGCGTTGACGATCTCGGGTTGGTACACACAGGTCTATGAGCCTACATTTGCGGCGGAGGGTTAATTCATGGAAAACGACAGAGGCGCAATGATCCAAATCGGCAACCGAGAGTATGAGATGCTCCTGACTACACGCGCGACCAAAGAGATCGCGAAGCGTTACGGCGGACTGGAGCACCTTGGTGACAAGCTCATGAAGGCAGAGAATTTCGAGCTCGCCCTGGACGAGGTCGTTTGGCTGATCACGCTGCTCGCCAACCAGAGCACGCTGGTGCATAACTTACTTGAGCCAAATACAAAACGTGAGCTTTTGACAGAGGAAGCGGTTGAACTGCTCACTACACCGCTGGATCTCTCCGGCTACAAGGTCGCGATCATGGAAGCGATGGTCAGAGGCACAAAGCGCTATGTCGAAAGCGAGGAGAAACCCTCAAAAAACGCACAGGTCGGGCAAACGACGAAGAGCTGTTTGCCCGATTGATCTTCTACGGAGTGACGTTGCTTAGGCGGCCCGAACGCGAGGTCTGGCTCATGCCGCTTGGCGCTCTTCTCGACCAGTGGGAAGTATACAAGCAATACAACGGGATCACGAAAACCACTGAGGAAAGCTATATCGACAGCGTGATTCCTGCTGGCACTTAAAACAAGCGTTCCATATTGATCGACCTGCAGGTCGGTCTTATTTCGTTTATTTCTTGGGAGGTGGTTCCTTGGCATCCGACTTTGGCCTGAAAATCGGGATTGAGGGCGAACAAGCCTTTCGAAAAGCTCTCTCTGAGATCAATCAGTCGTTCAAGGTTCTCGGGAGCGAAATGAACCTCGTCACCTCCCAATTCGACAAACAGGACAAATCGGTTAGCGCGCTGACCGCCCGAAACCAAGTCCTGCGAAAAGAGATCGACGCTCAAAAAGATAAGGTTGAAACCCTCGAAGCCGCGTTGCAGAACGCAGCTTCTTCTTTTGGTGAGAACGATAAGCGTACCCAAGCGTGGCAGGTTCAACTTAACAACGCCAAAGCGGCGCTCAACGGTATGGAGCGCGAGCTTGGCGCAAACGAAACTGCGCTGGAGGGCGCGGCGGACGATCTGAATTCTGCCGGCAAACAGGCGGACGAGTTCGGCGACGAGATCAAGCAGTCCGCGGCCCAAGCGGACGACGCGGGCGGGCGTTTCGACAAGCTCGGTTCGGTCGTGAAAGGCATCGGCGTCGCGCTCGGCGCAGCCATGGCGGCGATCGGTACCGCTGCGGTGACCGCTGGAAAAGCGCTCGTCGATATGACGGTCAATACCGCGGCATATGCGGATGAAATGCTGACGCAAAGTTCCATCACCGGCATGAGCGTGGAAGGTCTACAGGCATATTCCTACGCCGCCGATCTCGTAGATGTTTCGCTGGACACTTTGACCGGCTCCATGGCAAAGAACGTGAAGTCTATGTCCAGCGCTGCTGGCGGCAGCGAGCAGTTCGCCAAAGCATACGATCGCCTCGGCGTATCGGTGACCAATGCGGATGGGACACTTCGAAACAGCGAAGATGTCTATTGGGACGCCATCGATGCGCTCGGGCAGGTGGCAAACGAAACAGAGCGCGACGCGCTCGCCATGCAGCTCTTTGGAAAGAGCGCGCAGGATCTGAATCCACTGATTGCGCAGGGTAGCGAAGGCATCGCGGCGCTGACCTACGAAGCCAAGCGGATGGGCGCGGTGCTAAGCGAGGAAACGATCGCAAAATTCGGCGCGTTCGATGATTCCGTGCAACGGCTTAAACAGGGCGCGGCAGCGGCACAACGGGTCATGGGAACGGTACTGCTACCGCAGCTTCAGACGCTCGCGGATGACGGCGTTTCGCTGCTCGGCGACTTTACCTCCGGGCTTGCAGAGGCAGGCGGCGATTTTAACAAGATTACCGTCGTGCTCGGTGAAACGGTCGGCGGAATCGCTAACCTGATTCTCGGCAGCCTGCCGCAATTTATACAGGTTGGTATGAGCATTGTGAGCGCGATCGGCGGCGCGTTAGCGGCGAATATATCTACGCTTGTATCCGCTGCGTCAGGCATCGTTGTGACGCTGCTACAGGGTGTGATCACCGCCTTGCCGCAGTTCACCGACGGCGCGGTGCAGCTGATTACTACACTCGCGCAGGGGATTGTCGATATGCTGCCAGCGTTGGTGGAGGCGGCGATTCAGATGATTGCATCACTCGTGCAGGGAATTGGTGTCGCGCTACCGACATTGATCCCCGCGATCATTGAGGCGGTGCTTCTCATCTGCAAAACGCTGTTCGACAACATGGACAAGATTTTGGATGCGGCGTTTTCAATCGTGAAGGGTTTAGCTGAGGGTATCATTCGCGCGCTGCCTAAGCTGATCGAAGCGCTACCGAAACTGATCACTGGGATCATCAACTTCTTCATGAACAATCTCCCGACCCTTATGGCCATGGGCATCGAATTTACGGTTCAGCTTGCGATCGGCCTGATCAAAGCGCTTCCGCAGCTGATCGCCGCTTTACCGCAGATCGTCTCAGCAATCTTGAACGGTTTCGGATCGTCGGTATCCTCCGTGGTGGAGATAGGCAAGAACATCGTGAGTGGTCTTTGGGAAGGTATCAAAAGCATGGCCTCTTGGCTGGCAAGCAAGGTACGCGACTTCTTCTCCAACATCGTAAAAAGCGCGAAGAGAGCGCTTGGTATCGCGTCGCCTTCCAAAGTGTTCGCCGGAATCGGCGAGAACATGGGTCAGGGCGTAGGTGTTGGATTCACCGACGCAATGGAGGATGTGAACAAGCAGATTCAGAGCGCGATTCCGACCAGCGTGGATGTTGGCGCGATCGACGTACTGACGAACCTTCCTAAGACCTTAGGGCTCGGAGTTGCGAGTGATCTCTTATCCGACAAGCTGGATATCCTGATCTCTGAAGTGCGGCGATATCTGCCGCAGCTTGCGGGGATGCAGCTGGTCGCAGACACTGGTGCGACCATCGGTTGGCTTGCGCCGGCCATGGATGACGCGCTTGGTGCAATTCGCAGACGAAAGGAGCGACTGACGTGAGCGATATCCGATTTGGAACCAAGTGGGCGCGCGCGGACTACGGTCTGATCGTCGCGCCCTATGCGATTCCCATGCCAGAGCCGCAGATGAACTGCGTGGAGATCCCCGGGCGCGACGGCGCGCTCGATCTCTCTGAGGCGTTTGGTACAGTCCGATATGCCGACCGGGTCATCGAGTTGACGTTGTATGCCCGTGCGCCGTTCGACTCGCTAGTCTCCACATTTGCAGCGGATGTGCACGGGCGGCGCATGAACATGATCTTCGACCGTGATCCGACCTTCTATTACGACGCGCGGATGACCATTGAGGACGTGGAACGGCACTGGGGATATTGCGAGCTGTCGCTTGAGTGCCGTGTGAA